CTTTGCCGTCGGGATTAACGTAATATCCCGTTATCCACATCTTACCGCTGTTCTCTATTCCGGAAAGAAACTCTTGTATGTTTTTCTTTTCCTGCTTGATTCGTTCCTGCTGCTTTACCGGATCCGTTACGTGCTCTTCTTTAAAGATATTTGCCCAATAATCCTTATGGATCTCGACCTGGTACTTTATCGATGCATGATTACGCAACATCGATTTTTTACCTACACCTATCAACCGTTTGATAGTATACCAATCACCACGAAAAATTGAAGTATAATATGGAATCGGGTAATATTGACATCCTGCAGTAGGGAAACGAACTAAAATCGCAAACTTGCGCTCTTTGGTGCAGATACGAGTCTTGCCGTCATCACCCGGAACTCGCCCCAAAAGTACCTCAAGATCTCCCAGCGGATCATGCTCGTCAAGAAGTGTAAGAACCTCAACGTTACTTTCGTTCGGTTGTTGACTATTACGCCAATTGGCATAAAAGACATGATTGATGCGTCCGGAAGAATCAGCCTTTTCAAAACGGCAAAAGCAAGCCTCTTTGTGCCGAAGCTTCACGATCTGTTTGCCGTCATTGCTCAAGATGATTACCGATACACAGAAAAAGAAATACTTCATATCTGTAGATTGCTCCAACATAAACGAATGAATCGCGTTATGCATGATCCATGACTTTATCTCTTTGTCCGTCGTCGGCTTTTCAGTGACGTAATCCATGTATTTAGGTCCGCTTGCATAACAAGTAAGTACATTAAACAGTTTGTTTTGGCTCATCACCTCATCGCCACCTATCTTTTCTATCAAGTCATAAGGCAGTTGATTATCTGAGCCAAAAGGCATATACTGATATTTATGTGGTCCGGATAAGACCGAAGCCGTTATATTGTCTTCGTCATATATCCCGGTTGTATCTTCAACCGTCTCCACAGCCGCTGCTACTTTAGAACCTGCAAGCTGAAAGATTTCAGGTTTAAACTCTGATACGGCCATAGCCGAATTTATTTTTGTTGTCATAAGAAAATCTCCATCCCGTTAATTTTGAACAATGTTATATCTCTGAACTCCCGAATCAATCCTGAATTAGGTAATCGGACTCGATGCCTTCCACCACGCCAATGTGAACCCATACAGGTTGCTCCTTTATACTCAAGTATATCTCCTGTAGACATTTTCCACAGACGAAGATTACAGGGACGCCCGGTCTCTAGTAATCGAAGTGCATCATACATTTGTATAACCTTTATCATAACTATTCAAATGTTTGATCAAACGTATTATCAAAGACACGTCCGGCACGTGGGAGCTGTAATATATTATGGTTGCGTTGTGCATACTGATATGAAAAGGTGAAAGATGGAACATGATCAAAGTCGTTTGTCTGCTCATCCTTGCTGTCAGTAATCGTAATCTCTTTGCCGACAGCCAATCCGTTAAGAAGATAAATTTCTTTAGACCGAAACAAGTCATGCGCCCATTGCGCCATATCAATTGTAAGCGGTCCCGTATTAGCCTTAAATATCCGTTTTTCTTCGATATCATAATTACGGAACATGCCACTGCGATATGCCGACGAACGGGTATACTCCGGAGCCAACGTGTGCGTACCGGTACAATACAAAGTTTCCTGGCAACCAAAAGAATTACTAAACAGTAAACAAGGTGCAGCATCCATCGCTTCGACAACTTTGAAAGTCTGCGAACGGGCATCCGCTTTAATCGTATACTCTACAAGTTTTTTATCTTTTACCTCAAAAAGTTCCGAAGAGACATCAACCGTAAGAACCTTGTTTAAATCAGCCAACGAACTTAACATAAAGGTTGATGTGGTCATTTGATAGGATGCATCAAAATACTTAACAACAGCCACTACATCCGTAGCAGCTGTAATGATAAGATGCACCACTTCTTTGCGACCGATAGAGGTTTCTTTATCTCCTATAAGTGTAGACAAAAAATAACTGTCATTGAAAGTTTTGGCAGGTAACCAACATTCGGCCGTACAGAGTTGGACGCTGAATGTTTTGGCAATTGGAGTATCGCCATCATCCAAAACATAACTAAATGGTTCAATCAGATTGCTCCATAAATACGGGGATACAAGTTCATCAAGCTGAAGGATTGTAATTACACCTTTGTCGTCAGGGACATAGGTTTCACTCAAAATAGTTTCATCGCCACATTTTAATGTGAACTTAGCAGATGATTTATTCGTGGAGAATTGTAACTTCTGCAACTCACTACTGAAATTATAATCGGATACGTCTTTTATTACAGATATAGCCATGATTCATTTGATTTTTGTTCAAATCTAAATGAATCATGGCTATGATAAAAAGACAGGATGCCAACCGTGTAGGTTGGTGTCCTGCCTTGTGATTGTAAATAAATTTATTTCGTTTGAATAACATAAGAGAGTGGTAATCTATGCAGATTGAACCATAAAATAACGTAAAGATAATTATACTCACCTCTTGACCACTGACGTTATTTTGCTACCAATCTATGCGATATGACTCTTGCAGAGTCATATTATTTTGGAATTACCATATTGTAGAGAAAAAGAAAAGAGACAATCTAACATTTAGATTGCCTCTTTTTCTTTTATTTTTTTATTAATCGCCTACTAATAAGGTATCCTCCTTGAGGATCAGCCTTCAGTTTCTCCATTACTAGTTTTCATGACCATTATTTTTTATTAATTCAACTTTCTGAGTGCAAAGATATACCCTTGCCTTTGTAAAAGCAAACCTTTGTAGAAATATTCTGCAACAGTTTCATCATTTTTAACTTCTTCAAAGTCACCAGTAGTACCTCTACAGATAAAATTAGCCACCATATCCTCTGGGTGATTCAGTATGACAGTAATATTCTTAACGATATATCTTGCTCTAAAACTAATATCGTAATCAGAATCGAAATCATACCTTTTCTCTCTTTTTTGCACAATCACATATCTATTTTTTTTCCCATCAACTTTGACCAAACATGTTTGCTTATAACCATTACAAGTATTCACTTCTATTTTAGGTTTCACTTCTACACCATCAATTTTACATGAAAATTTAGAATAATAATCATTATTATCAGGATTATCATTAGCATTAGCGACATTCAGCCATGTTATAAAAGGTATTGTAATACTTTTACCTCCCTCTGAAACCAATTCAAAAGTTATGTGATCACATACTTTTATAAACTTCCTATCTGGACTATCCCATGTGATATACGTCGTTACTTTATAGTTTTCATAGTAACTAGACTCATTTTCACAGATATAATTATCTAAAATAATTGAAAATAAATCCTTATGTATCGCAGGGAATTTCTCTTTAAGCATTTCCTTTGAAACCTTTTCCCATATTGGTCTTATATTTTTTTGTCTTTTGATAAACCTATCAGAATATATTATATCTTGTAAATCTTTTTTAAATACGCCAAAAAAATCAGCAACATTAGTGACATAGCCTACAACGACTCCTATAACTAGTACATCTGCGATTTTAAGTACAATTTCTCGAATTAAATTGTCTTTGCTTAAGAAAGCATACCCGATGACATAACATGCAACTCCCACAAACAACATAAACCAAGCAATACCAGACTTAAGGCTTCCAAATGATAGCATGCCGCCATTACTCTTTTTTTTATTTTCTTCGCTCATATAAAAGATAATAATGTTTCTCCATCTGCACATGCTTACTCCATAAGTTCTATAAAATTATTTATTGATATACAATTAGAAAGATGCAGCTTACAATTAATGCAAAAGTAATATTTTTTACATTAAAATATTATTTGCCGAGCATTTTTTAATTGAATCTTGCAAAAAAGCAACTCTTTTAATCATGTAATTATAATATTTATTATCTAAATTAGACAAATACAAGTTCTTAACCGACCTACTTCATTTGTCAACTATTTTTTCCAAATATTTTGAAAAATCTTTCATTCTGTTAATATATTGCGCCAACAAACTTTGCTTTATCTCAAATGGCATGCAATAGCGAATGTATTCAATCATAGATATTAAAAACTTTCGTAAGAAAAATCCTGTGAATTTTTCCAGCTGCGTGCTGAACGCAAAAATAACTAGTACCGCTTTACCCGCCGAGCCTGCAAGGCTTGACGGGCGCGTGCAAATAAGCCCCTACCTTGAGATAGGAGCTTCAAACACTTTACAATAGGCTATATTCGCCCTTCGTCCGAATAGCTATAATATGAATCACCTGTAATTATGATATGATCTATAAGACGTATATTCATTATTTGTGCAGCGTCTTTCAATTTCAAAGTAACCGCATCATCTGCATGGCTTGGTCTCTTATTGCCTGACGGGTGATTGTGGCAAACTGCGATTGCAGAAGCTCTGTTCAAAATGGCTTCTCTTAAAATCAATCGGATATCGAAACTTGTTTCGCTGATTCCTCCTGTTGAAAGATGTATACTTTTTACCATCTTATTAGCTTGGTTCAAAATA